CACCTTCAGTGCGTGATAATCTTCCTTCTACTAATTTACCATCAAGTTCCCAATAAGGCCAGTTCTCTAACTCTGTCCCAGTATAATACTTGGTCGGATCCTCAAACCCCATACATACTACATCTATGTCATCTTGTTTTTTCCATTTAATAGAACTCCAAGCTGGTGATTTACCTTCGACATAAGGATAATTCTTCTTTTTTAAGATTGAACCTTCTTCTCCCCTTGCAAAATTATCTACTAAAAATTTGTATAAATTATCAGTGACACAATCTGCTAATTCAATCTCATCAGTAAGCAAATCTAATTCTTTGACCACTTCTGACAATTTGTTATAGCGATCAAGAGCGCCCATGTCAGTCATATCTTTTCCGTCATACATTAACATATCAAACATATAAAAATGAATATTTCCTCTCTCTTTTTGTCTTGCTATTGCTTTAGGTGGTAAACATCCCATTATTGATCTAACTGCGGCAGTGGTTTCGCCTGGGTAATAGAGTTCTCCTAAAATAACTGTGTTATTCGGCAACTTTTCAAAAGCTTTGGCAATATGAGGAACTTTTTTTATCCCTTCTACTGGTAACCCAGTCTTCGTACTTATGCCTCTACTAAATAAATATGGAGTCCCATCTGCAGCTTTCGAAAATTGATACCAGTTTCCATCTTTTTTAGTCTGTCCAAAATATTCCCCATTTTCGCATATCTCTTCTATCATGTGGATCTTATTCTTTGGTAAACTCCAAAACTTCATTGGAGCATAAATCTTAGCGCCTGGATATAACTTATCTACTTGCGATTGTTCAAACATATATCCACTCTCCCTTTGGTGTTTTTTCCTATTACCAAGAGTTAGGGCCATATAGACCCTAACTTTTTATTTTATATTAAGTGTACATTAGTAACTGTTCCATCTTTAACAAGTTTATTTCCTGCACTTGCTCTGCTATACACAGAGATCTCTTTTACCGAAGTCTTAACTAGTCTTCTAGTTCCATAAAATATTATTTGGTCACTGTCAGAAGCCTGCTCTATAGCAAATGCCTCATCACCATCTTGTAACTTAACTCCTATAACACCTTTTCCATTTCTTCCTTGCATTGGATACTCGGTCTTAGCAGTTTTTTTCACAAATCCATTTTTAGTTACAGTAATGAAATAATCTTTATCTTCGCTATCAACAGAGAAATCAACTGCTGTTTCTCCTTCTCCTAATTTAATAGATATAACTCCCATTGAATTCCGACCAGTGGCAGATATATTATCAGTCCTAAATCTAATACAGTTTCCCGCACTAGACATAACAATTACTGGCTCTTGATCTACGAAGTCTATTGCTACAACCTCATCCCCATCGCGCAATCGAATACCCATAACACCGGTTCTTTTTATGTTTTGATATTCACTTAAACGAGTCTTTTTAAACATACCTTGTTTTGTTAAGAATACTATAAATTCCTTTTTGTTATCAGTCAAAATGTTAACAATCTTGTCTTGCGGATTGAGATTTAATACTCTGCGCAAACTATCTCCAGCTTGCAAATCTTTAACTGGTACTCTAAATATGATTCCACTAGACATAAAGACTATTAAACTTTCACCTGTATTAGTGGCTATCCGATAAATGCTATTCTCTCTATTAACTCTATTCTTAAATTGCTTTTCTGTTACAAAACTTACAATATAATCTTCATTAATAGAAATATTAACATTTTCTATTTTTTTGGCAAGTTTTTCTTTTTTAGATTTTTCGACTGTAATGTTAACTATTTCAGTTCTTCTGGGTACTATATAAGGATTGGCAAACTGTTTCAATTCTGTTATCAATACATTATTTAATGTATCTCTGCAATTCAATATTTTTTCTAGTTTTTCTTTTTCTTTTTCTAAACTTAATTTCTCCTTCTTCAACTCTTCTATTTCGAGTTTAGTTAAGCTAGATAGCTTCATGGCTAAAACTGCTTTAGCTTGATTTTCATTTAGCAAAAATCTCTTTTGCAAACCTATGTTAGCTAAAGCTGTAGAATCACTTTTCTTAATTAATTCTATAACTTCATCAATGTTAGCCAAAGCTATGATAAGACCGTTAATAATTTCAATTCTTGCCAAAATTTTATTTAAATCAAACTCTGTTCTTCTAGTAATTACCTCTTGTTGAAATGCCACATAATGTCCTATTAACTCTTTAAAGGATAAAGTCTTAGGTTTGCCATTTACTAAACAAGTGTTATTAATAGAATAAGTATTTTCTAGTTGAGTTTTTGCAAATAAAATGTTAGCTATATCATCAGGATTGAAACCCTTTTTGACTTCAATAACTAACGCCATTTCCTTGTCACTTTCGTCTCTTACATCGGAGATACCTTCTATCTCTTTGTTTTCTGCCAATTTCGCAATATCTTCTGCGATTTTACTTTTCTTTGTCATATAAGGAATTTCATAAAATACTATTAACTCTTTTGTTCCTCTTTTTTCAATTTTATATTTACCTCTAATTCTTATTTTACCTCTGCCTGTTTTGTAACCTTCAATTAATTCATCTTTATTAATAACTAAACCTCCTGTTGGGAAGTCTGGCCCTCCAACTATCTCCAACAATTCTTCGTGAGTTATATTATTATTCTTAATATATGCCTCAATAGCTTTTACTATTGTCCCAAGATTATGTGGAGCAAAGGAGCACGCCATTCCAACTGCTATACCAGTAGTACCATTGATAAGTAACTGCGGTAATCTAGCAGGTAGAACAACAGGCTCTAATTTGTCTTCTGAAAAGTTCGGCTTCCAATCTACCGTATTCTTCTCAATATCCTTTAACATAATTTCCCCAACTTTAGAAAGCTTAGCCTCTGTGTATCTATAATGAGCAGCTGGGTCTCCATCTATGTTGCTAAAATTACCATGCCCATCGACCAATGGATAATTTAATGAGAATGGTTGTGCTAAACGAACCATTGCATCATAAACAGATGCGTCACCGTGAGGGTGAAGCTTAGCAAGCACTTCTCCTACAACCTGAGCAGATTTTCTATGCGGTTTTGAGTTACTAAGTTTCAATTCATTCATAGCAAACAATATTCTTCTATGCACAGGTTTCAATCCATCACGCACGTCTGGTAAAGCTCTATCAGTTATAACAGAAACCGCATAGTCCAAGAAGGATTGTTGTACTTCTTCATCAATATTTACAGGAAATATCATTTCTTCTGTTAAGCTCACTTAATCACTCCTTTTTTAGCTTTCTCTGTCGCTCTAGTAGCTAAATCATCAGCCAATTCATTAAATTCGTGTCCATTGTGTCCTTTAATCTTTACAACTTTAATTGCCCTTTCAAATCTCATTAATTGATATAGAGTCTTTACTAAATCTAGATTTTCAGGCTCTTTGTTGTCAGCTTTTTTCCAACCTTTAGACGCCCAATTAAACATCCATTTATTAACTGTCTGCACCACATAGGCAGAATCTGAGTAAATTAATATTTCTCGCGGATTTGTTTTATTGAGAATTTTAGCAATCTGAATTGCAAATATAACTGCTTTCAGTTCCGCCCTATTGTTTGTGGTGTTAAAAACTGGTATGCTGTATTCTTTAACAACTTTATTATCTTTTACTAAAACAACTCCTATTCCACCAAAGTTTTCCTTTTCTCCATTTCCACTGCAGCTTCCATCTACATATATCTCAAACACCTATTCACCCCTTCTTATTTTTTCAATCTTTATAATATATTATACTATATTTTTTTAAAAAGTACAAATCAAGGCTCTATACAGGGGAGCCTTGATTTATATGCTCACATTAGCCATATTAGCATTATCTTCAATGAATTTTTTTCTATTAGAAACGTTAGTACCCATCAAATCTTTAAACACTTTAGCAACAACTTTTTCATCAGCCATTGTTACTTGCTTCATCCTTCTTTTTTGTGGATCTAAAGTTGTTGCACGAAGCTCTTCTGGGTTCATCTCTCCGAGACCTTTGAAATAACTTACATCGAATTTTTTGCCTTTATTTTTCTGTTTGTAAGCTTCTAATTCAGAATCATCTAATAAATAGTGGAAATTTTTGCCTTGAGTAATTTTATATAATGGAGCCATTGCAAGATAGATATTACCATTTCTAATTAGTTCAGGCATATATTTAAAAAAGAATGTTAATAACAGGACGCGTATGTGAGACCCGTCCACATCTGAATCAGCCATTATAATTATCTTATGATACCTTAATTTATCATAATCAAATTCCTTGCCAATTCCACAACCGAGCGCTTGGATTATGTTTTTAATTTCATTGTTGTTTAATAGTTTAGCTAAATCATTCTTTTCTGCATTTAGAACTTTACCTTGTAAACTCATAATTGCTTGCGTCTGTCTATCGCGTGCTGATTTGGCACTTCCTCCAGCACTGTCTCCTTCTACTAAATAAAGCTCTGCTAACTCAGGGTCTTTTGTTAAACAGTCTGCTAATTTACCTTGCAAGGTACTTGTTAAAACTGTTTTACTTTTACCACGGGTTGCTTCACGGGCTCTTTTTGCCGCCAACCTAGCCTTCTTACTTAACAATGCTTTGTTAACAATAGTCTTTAAATCTTTAGGATTTGATTGAAACCATCTTCTAATCTCTGGTCCCAACAGCCTCTCAACGACTGTTCTACCTTCGGCAGATGTTAATACTTCTTTAGTTTGTCCATTAAATACTGGGTCGCTCATTGTTAACGAAAGCACCAATACCAAAC